TTACTTTTTGAGTTTTTTCTTGGCTATCGTTTCTAATTGCTTGATGCTTTTCTCTGGTGGTGGTAAATCCTCTGGCATTGTTCCGCCCAACTCTTGGATCGTATCTCTTACTTTACTTCCAACATCAAAATGAGTCTTGTTTGCTTGCGTTTTACTTTTTACGTTATCCCGTCTCAGCTTTTCCTCGGCTTGAGTTGCTCTAAATAAGTTAGCAGCAAGCTCCGTTGACCCCATGTGATCTAATATGCGCTGTGATTTTTTTAAGCCTTTTCGCTGGTGGATTGCTTTCTGGTCTAGTCCACCGTATAAACCTTGATAGCCGTGATTTTGGAAAATGGCAAAATCAATATTTGTTTCTACTCCTGCTCGCTGGGCTGTTTCAACCAACTGTTTATTATGCTCTTTTAATTCATTTCGCAGAAATAACCGTTTTTCATCTTCGCGTAATTTTTTGAACGCATCATTATCTGCTAGCTCTTGTCGCCTAGTCTGAACTGCAAAATATGTTTGTCCTGCGGCTATCACTGGTTTGCTTGGATCGCCATTTTGTACAACGAGGTAGCAAGCATAGCGAGACAGTATCACATCCTTTAATTTTCTTTGTGCACCTGAGCCAATATTGACCATATCGAGGACATCCTCGAAATGGTCTTCAATATTGTGCCCGCTATGGGAGCAGGCTTCTTTAGCTCGCTCTAAAACAGGCGTGAAGTGGCGGTACTCTGAATATTCAAGAAGCTTAGAAAGCTCTCTAGCTGACCAAAATTCGATACCAGATTCATCAATTCTTTTTATTTCTTCAAATGGCTGGTGGTGTTGCTCCATGTATCGAACCTCTCATGTTTGTTAGTGGTATAGATTGATAATACAGATAGCTTACTCTTAACATAATTCAAATACTGTTAGCCATCCAAGAATAACATCCCCGTATTTTGTCACTGCCTCCGTTTCAAACGGCATCGTGATTTTTCACTGCTGCGATTTGAAATGCTGGCAGTGGTTAATCAGTTCGTTTCAAACGTAATAATAGCAACCGAAAAATATTTTTCACCTGATAAGCCCATCTCTTTAAGAAGTGTGTTTATTAACCGCGTCGCTAAATGATACGAGCAAAGTCCGATTATCGGACATTGGATTTTGCATACCGATATTTTCGGTGCTTAAACTGAACCTCTTAAAGAGGGGCAGTTCAACCTATTGGGTGATCTATAACTAAACCTCTTAAAGAGATGTAGTTCTTGTTCCTGACTACGAGACAGGTAACCCAAAATAATTGGGTCAGTTACATACGGGGAAATCCCGCATGTACAAAAGCAAAAGGTATTGAGATTTCCTCTATACCCTAAATAGGGATTTGTTCTATAGTTAGCTAACTCCTTGATTTCCTTAATCTCTGTCACCATGCCGGAAATAAGTAAAATCAATAAGTTATAACACATACCTACGTAACTCATTGATTATTAATAATTCCTGCTCCATGCAGGATATGAGTTAAATCAACGGGTTAGCTAAATGCCATCAAAATCAGCCAGCCGTTGCCTCTGTTCCTCATTGAGGCTGAACGCAAAGTCTTCATGCTCGGCCTGCCATGTGCCGAAGCTCATCAGGAACGCAATAGCAGGGTCGATTTTGTTCGCGGATTTCTTTTTGTTCGGTTTGATATTGGCGTTCGCGTCCGTTTCCATCACCACATTGGACATCGCCCATGCGAGCACCGGATCGCCGTTGTGACGAATGACCTTGCGATTCACGAACACCTCCGCCGATTTCGCCACCGGGCTATACCGCATATAGGTTTGCGGGAACGGCTCAACATCCAGCCCTGCACCCTGTAGTTGTGTGCGTAAGTGTGTGGCGTTCCATGTGTCAAAGCCCACCAGTTTGATATCAAAGTGTTGGCTGTCTTTGAGAATGTCATCACGGATACGATCATAATCAATACAATCGCCGGTCGTGGTACGTATCCAGCCTATTTGTGCCCATTGGCGATACACTGCCCGATTCTTATTAGCAGGGTTCTGTAGCTGGGCTTCGGGTAAATAGTGACGGGTCAGTAATAACAGTTCGTTATCCACGGGGAACGTGTAACAGATACTGGTGATATCCCCCGTTGAAGATAAATCTAATCCAGCGTAGCATTCCAAGCCTTTGAGGTCGTTTTCGTCATAGTCTGACTGGCAGCCTTTCCATGCGCCTTCACCCATCCACGGCGTTTCGCCCTGACACCAGATATTAAAGCGTTTGGTTAACATCTCTGTCCATTGTGAGGGAATGCCGCGGGCTTTCTGTATCGTGTCATGCAGTGCGGCGCTGTCTACTGAGACATCCAGATTCGGGTTAGCCTTTATCCAGAGCGCTTCATCATCAATCTCGTGCTCGTCGTCCAGCTCGTAAATCAGGGCAAATAATGATGCGTTCTGCTCTTCGCCATTCAATATCTGGCAGCAATAATCATAGTGCTGCTTACAGGCTGAAATTACGTTACTGCCTGCCGTGGTAATGGCAAACAGGATACCTTCGGGACGTGCGCCCATGCCCAGCTCAAGAGCAGAATACACGGCGTTATCCGGGTGTAAATGGTATTCATCAACAATAGCAAGAGAGGGGTTAGTGCCCTCAATCGTGGCGGCTTTGGCTGCCAGTGGCTTTAACAGGCTGTTGCTCTTGGCATAGGTGACTTTGTGTTGCTGGATAGATACCCGCTTCTTGAACGGTTTGGATAACAGGCACATCTGCCGGGCATCATCAAACACGATACGCGCCTGATCCCGACTCACGGCGGCGGTGTAAATATCCTGCTGCCCGTTCTCCATCACCAGAAACCAGTTAGCCAGTATCGCGGCTACCGTGGATTTGGCATTTTTGCGCGGCACCTGAATGTAAGCACTGCGGTATTTGCGGCGACCTGTGGCCTTCACTTTGAAGCCGAACAGGTTGGCAAAAGCGAATTGCTGCCACGGCTCAAGCATGATGGGTTTACCGCGCAAGTGCCCTTTGACGTGCGGGCAGAGACGGGCAAAGCCAATAAAACGCGCTACGACTTCGGTATCGAACACATAAAGCGGGTTATTCCGGTCATTATAATAGCGCTTCACGGCCTGTTTTACGCGCTTACAGGCCGGAATTGTGCCGTTTTCGATATCAAAAGCGTACTGTTCCCATGCGTTCATCGGGGTATCACTCAGGCCATCAGCACATCTAAATCATCGGGTTCATCGCTTTCTACCGGATTTCGGCGGCGGGATACCGGATCGAAGCCCAGCAATGACGACATTTTTATCATGATTTTCTCGGCATCGGCCTTCGCTTTCAGTGACGGGTTACTGGTCGCTGCGCCGCGTGAACCTTCCACTGCGAACCCGCGTACTTCAATATCTTCAACGGCCTTACGGTAAATCGCATAGTTGACGCAATAGAGTTCTAAGTTGTTCCAGTCCGCCGGGCTGAGATCTTCCCGTTCATTGAGGATTTTGGCTTTCGATTTCCATTGCTGCGCGGCGATATCATTTAAATACTCAGGGGGTTTGGGTGCTCTTGCCATAATAGATTGTTTCCTATGAAGTTACTGCTATTGAAAAAAGTGCCGTGCATAAAAATTTGAGCGGCGGGTGGTGCCACGAGACAGGGCGTTTGTCATTTTTGACACCCCTACCCCCTCTGTACGCTTCTCTAACGATTTCGAAAGCATTCCATTAGCTCCCTATCACGCTGTGTCTTGCGCCTCGCTATGGGCTTCTCAGGCGCAATCTGATTTTGTTGTCGGTAAGGTTCACTGTGCTTGAGTAACCCTTTAAGGAGTTGATCCACTTCATCTTCACGCATCTTGGTTATACTCATGAATCCAGTCATTGCGCTGGGCTGCCTTTGCTTCCCGTTCCCGATATTCCCCATTCTTACGCCGCTGTTTCGTTGTTGGGTCAGTGGTCACGGTCTTTCGACTATGGCAGCTATTGCATAGCGGCTGGTGATTGAAGTCAGGCCAGAACAACACATCACTACCGCCATCAATGGGGATAATGTGATCCACAATCGTTGCCGGGGTGTAGCTGTCCTGCTTTAAGCAATGCACACACAGCGGGTTAGCCTTAAGGAATTGCAGACGGTATTTATCCCATGCTGGCGTATAGCCACGTTCACGCCTTGAACCCCGTTGCTTGTCCTGCTGTCGGTTAATCTCTCGTCGGTGCTGTTCACAACGACCAGACTTGACCCGCTCACGACAATTGGGATAGCTACAGCGCTTTAACGGTTGCCACGGCATCAGTACACTCCTGCATCACGATAGACAGACCACAGGGATTTGATGGTAAAAGGCACCTCCTTAAGCTCTGCCTCCGTTGCCATCGCTCGATTCTCATACAACAAGCCGATATAGAGTAAGCAGCCCACTTTAATAGCAGGGCTGAATACCAAGCCTTCATCAAATCGTTTACCGATATGTTGCTGGCAAACTTCCAATGCAGCCCCGGCATAGCCCTTAAGCAGTTCGTCTTCAAGCGTATTGCTTTCGTCTATCCGGCAATGTTGTTTGATTTCGCTTAGGGGAATATCAATCTTATCCATTCGGTAAGCCTCTCTTGCAAAGCAGCTCTAAGCGGGTGTGTTGGGGATCGGGGATAACCGCCACAATGTTAAAGAACTGGCCGCTGGCACTGTCACCCTGATAGAAGATACGGTTTGCGGTAGTGATATCAGGACGGTAACGCAGCCAGATACGCACGGTGGCTTCGGTGAACACTGCACCAGAGGCGAGCAATTCCCGCCCGCTGATATGTTTGACCTCCGCCCAGACCGTGGCGACATCCTGCCATTTTTGCATACGCTGCCCCGATGGTAATTGGATCTGGGTGAAGTTTTGTAACGTGATACGATGCCTTAATGCGCCTGCTCTCATTCCTTGCCCTCCGGTTGTTTCTTCACTTCTACCGTCTGCTTCCATGCCTGACTGAATTCATCGCCGCCTTCACGGGGGGATAAGCCTTCCCGTTCACGGGCTTCATTCGGGCACATCACACCGGATTTAATCGCCGTCTCATAACTCTGGAAACGTTCTTTGGGATTGGCACGCAATAAATCGGCGGTATCAAACTCAACTTGGTAGCGAATGCCCCGTTTTGGTGATGTCATCAGCAAGGCGGATTTGATTTGTTGCTCAAAATTGGCCAGCCACGGGCGCATGGTGATCGTCAAAAAAGCGCGTGAGGCTTCGCTAAAGTTGCTGTAGGTACTGTTTGAGTACTCTTGCAGAAAGATAGGACTAACGTTGAACATACGGGCAATATCTTCAATGGTGAAGCGACGAGAGGCCAGCCATTCCGCATCCTGATTACTCATGCCTAACTGCTGATATTCCATCCCGCCCTCAAGAATGGGCGTTTTGCCAGCATTACGGGCACCTTTGTAACGTTCGAGGGCTTCCAGTGCCTTATTGCCCTTGAGTCCATCCAGCCAGTCAGCGGATTTAATCACGCCCGCCGCCATCATACCGTCTTTCATGATGCTTGAACCGTGGCGTTGTTGTGCCAGCCCTAAGCCCAATGTCTCACGGCAAATAGTGACAGGCGAGCGACCAAGAAAGCCATCTTCGGTGGCATAGCGCAAATGCAGGATTTCTTCCTGTAGGTAGGTTTTCACCTTGCCGCTATAAGGTTCGGTGATGGTATAGGCGAACCGGTGATCGGATAGCCGTTGCGCTACCACCGCCGACTGCGGGTAAGGGTGCAAGGATTGTGGCTGTCCATCGTTTCCCCAGACTATCACGGCATAGGCATTACCATTTAACAAGCAATGACGCATCAGGGTGCGCTTAAACTGAAAAGGCGTCTGGCAGTCATTCGGGCATTCATTGAGCAAATAATCTACGGGGTGATCACTGAGCCACTCGCGGGATTCTTTGCCGTTCTGGTGCTGAACCCGATAGAGATAGCAAGGCATGGTCGCCACGGCTTCACTAATCACCGTGACAGCATTCATCACGGCGGGTAAGCCTTCCGCTGTAGACGGTGAAACATGCTCGCCGGATTTGGTGTTAGATATACCTGCCAGAGAAAGAAACTCATCAATACTGACACTGCGAGTCTCAGCGGCTTTACGCTTAAAAGGCCACATAATCACACCTCAGACAGTTGTAGCCAGTAATGGCGCAAATCCACATTGTTAGGCTTAACCCTATTCAGCGAACGTTTGGCAATCTCAACACCACTTTCAGGATAGGCGGGCAGACTGGTGATGGTGATTTCCCGTAATTCAGCTTCTAAAACGGTTCTCAGATAAGGCTCCTGATCCACATCCCACTGATCTTTAATGGCTCGAAAACCAAAGGACATACCGGAAATATCACCCCGTTCAACCAGTGCCAGTACATCACGCCCCAATTGGGTATCAGGCGGGGTTAACTCAAAGTATAATCCGGTGGCATCTTCGGCAAGCTGCAATGTACCAGACGTAGTGCGGCCTAACAGGTTCATGTGATCATGCTCATAAAGTGCCCTGATATCTGTCCCCGCCGTTAAGCTGGCACTAAACGCCTTCGGGGCGAACTGTTCGACAAACTCATCCCACAAGACTTGTGATCGGCTGTTCCACTTAATCACGTAGCCTGTCAGTTTTTTATCACTGGCAGACAGTGAAGCAGTGCGGATTTCAAAATCATTTTTCATCTATGGACTCCAAGACTAAAAAGGGGCGTTGTGCCCCTCTTGCTATTTACTGGTTGTTTTCACTTCCAGTACCTTGATGGCGTTGGAGTCCACCAGCCCACCGCCTAAATATTTGTCGGCATACACCTTATAAAATCCTGGCTCGGTGATATTGTCAGGACGGGTACGGGTGCCGGTTTCATGGTCAACGATGAAGTAACCGCGTTTGAAATCCCCCAGACCAATGAGGCTATCGGGCATAAATTCGAGGTAATGGACAGGCAAGCCCAGCAGCATATCAGGATCACCGGCTTGCAGACGTTCGCGCCAGATGTAATCCCCGTTACCGTTTTTCAGCTTCTGCACTTGGGCGGCCGTTGTGGAGTTCATCACCCACATCGCATTCTTACGGTACTTATTCTTGAGCAGGAATTTCAGGTCAATCAGGCTATCGGCTTCCAGTTTGGTTGCTTCCAGCTTTTGCAGGGTGCCAAAAGTGCGTACCTTATCGGCTTGGGTATCACGGGGATAAGACAGGAAGCCTTTTGCTTTTTTGCTGCCATCACCGCTGACAAGATCCGTTTCTTCGGTATCCACAAAGGTGTCTGCAATTTCTGAGGTCAACCAGCCCAAGATATCTACATCGCTAAAATCGATGATTTCTTGGGTAGTCTTAGGATAGGCGTAGATAGGAAACAGCTTGATGCTGACTTCTTCCATCTTCGGTGTAGAAGTCTCACTGCGCGCCTTGCCTTCTTCCCCGTGGGCGACCGCTGCGCCACCAACCGAAACAAGCTGTTTATACTCGTTGCTGCGCGTGGTCTTAATCGTACAAATCCGGCGCATAACCGACTCACAGGTAAGTTGCTGCATGATCTGTTTGTTCAGTTCCGGGATAACGGTATAGCCGCCCTCTGAGGGTACGCCCGTAGACAAGGTGCGGGTTTCGCCCGTCAGAATATAATGGCGCAGTTCGTCATTACTGAGTGTTTCATTGGCAGGCTGTTTCTTGGCCTGATTGCGTTCTTCATCAGATAAAGCCTCATAACGGGCTATTTCTGTATTCAGCGCATCAGACTGAGTGCGCAGCTCGTCAAACTGTTTGGCTTCATCCGCATTAAGAGAGCGCTTTTCGTCTTCCGCTTTGGTGAGCAGTGAGCGCATTTGTTGGGTTAAATCGGCTTTTTGCTGGCGTAATTCGAGCAGTTTTTTCATGAAATGGTTTCCGTAACAATGATGTTAAGACGTGAAACCAACACTGAGGGGACAGGCCGAATAATCTTTTTCTGCGTCTCACAGGCTGCTTCTCGCAACTTGACTAAACGACCTGATGGCGGCTCACGTCTGAGTGCCATTTCTTACTATATACATGAAAAATAGAATAAAAAGACCTCTAAACAAGAGGTCTAAACAGGCGGAAACATGAGGACGATATATTTACAAATCTTTACTCTTTAATGTTCCACGGAGCATTTTCAACAATGGAAGCGATATACTCCAGATTAGAGTTCAACCTTCGTAATTCAAGCACTTTCAGTGCATCGATGGCTTTATCGGCGCTTACTGTTCCATTTTGAGTTAGTACTTGAATATCTCTTTTCAAATTATCCGTTTCTATTTTCGTTAATGACATGCTGGCCTCTCTACTTTTTGTATATATAGTGAAAAGTTACCGACAACGCCGACAAACCGACAATTGAAAAAATTATGATTATTAATCAGTGATATATGATGTTAAATCGTTGTCGGTTAATTGTCGCTCAATTTTTTGATGCCTCTAAAATTACAAAATTACTTTTATATTTCATATGGATATAGTTTTATTCCTATTGTCGGTTTTCGACAATGCCACTTATAAACTCTCTCATGCGTCTCTGAATCCTTTTGCCTGCCAAAAAAGAAAGTTTTTCTTCTGGCAGGTGCTTTGTTTTAAGTCCAACAATGAAAACGACAAACCGACAACGTACCGACAAACATTTAACATTTTAGTATATTGATTTATAATATATTTATATAACCATTGTCGGTTTGTCGGTGTTGTCGGTCAGTTTTACGCGTATAGAGAATTTATTCTTCCATCTCATCAGCAGAATACATCAGCACATAATACTTACGGGGTGAGCCGTTGTGCTTCATGCCCTGTACCTTAAAACCGCCATTTGTGGCCTTTCTCAGCATCCCTGATTCAGCCAACACCCGCGCGAACATCTTCGTATCGAACGTTTCTGATACCTCATTCTCGAACACATCAGGGAATGTGTAGAAATGGATAATACCGCCATTATTGGGGATATCGCTGGTATCTTTTCGGTAGCCAGCAAGGTTAGAAATAATGGCATGATCATAGGTGTACGGTTCTGGTGCGTACCGGCTCAATCCGAAGCGGTCTAAAAATGCCTCGGCTTGTTCCCGTATCTGTTGGTGCTCCTTATTGGCAGTGCCGAATTCAGCTACCCACGCATTAAAGCAGTGCTGAATTGCGTCTCTGCTTTCCTGTTCTGTCCATCCGGTAAGGTGTGTCGCGGCGATTAGTGCCCCTTCCAGAATAGCGAACCGTTCAGCTACGCGGGGCAGTTGTGCCCCTGCGCCTTTGGGGATCAATCCATTCCAGCGGATTTTGGCTTCCTCAATGGTGTTTCTGGTCGCTTTTTGATGTTGGGTCAGATACTCACACCATGCCCGCCCAATAGCCCCGTGATTGTCAGCAATGGCTTTTTCAATTGCCTTAGCGTGTTCTCTGGCATCCTGATAACCATGTAAAACAGTCGGGCTACTGAATGGAATATTCAGCAACCGGACAAGCTGGCCTGCTTTCAGACGTTTGCCCTCACTTCTGACAAATGTATCAAGATCGACCTCGCCAGTGCTGATAGCAATCGTTTTAAACTGGAGAATGTCACGGTTTCCGCCATTTCTAGCACCCTGCAATTTCCCTTTACCGTTAAACAGGGCATAAGATGCATTAGCCACATCTTTAACCGATGAACCTTGTCCGACCTCATCAAGGGGTAACAGGTTGTTATTATGGGCGGCAGCTTCGTTAATCAGCCCTAATGTCGTTGCAAACCACGTTAAGCGCATGGCGGAGGGTTCACCAAAGACACTACAGCCCACACTTTGTGCCGTGGTTTTCCCTGCGGTGCTCTGGTCGTAGAAGTGAACGCCAAAACCATCATCACGCAGCAAGCCGATAACAGGAGAGGCCAGCGCGGAAGCAATAGACAGCATCATAAAGGGATTACCTTTCGCCAGTTTTGCCACGGAGTCACGCCAGCTTTCCGGCGTTCCTGCTACGGTATACCCCCGTATTGATGACGTTCTGCCACAAAAGATAACGGATTTCTCTGGATTGCCGATCACTTCACCGGTTGGGAAGATGTAAGCCCCATGCTGCCAGCCTGTCGAGTGGGTAATATGCCAGTCAGTCTTTTTAGCACAACGTTGTAACCAATCCGATAGCGTGTGACGTAAAAAAGGTTTAGTGGCAATATTCAGCCCCGCCGCTTTGAGCTGTCGCCAGCCTTCATTTGCACCAACATCACCTGTTTTCACTGCCTCAGTGTAAGTTGTCCCGTCCTCCTCCCACTGGATAATAAGATAAAATTCAATATCGTCACGACCACGTCCGATCACCTTCATGGAATCACTGAGCCATTGCTCATGGTTGATAATTTCCCCACTCTCTTTGTCCACCTTTGGCGTGACGTAATAAATTCCGTTTTTACGCTCATCAATAAAGGGCTTTAATGGATCACGCTCTTTCGCCCGGTGTTCGTCCAGATTAATGACTACTGATTTTGATACTGACATATTCGCTCCCACCTGATACAACCCCTTACTAAACGCCTGCTTTGCTGCCTCAATGCCGTGACGCTGGCGATAATCGTCCCAATCAGCCTTATGTTCTGTCGGCGGTAATGTGATCCACCCGTCAATAGCTTTCGCTGTTTTCTCGGCTGCTATCTTGCCGACGTTCTTCTTGGGTTTGCCTCTGTCGTCTAATTCGCCCAATTCATGCCAATCATTATCAGCCGCCAGAATGATTTTTGCTGTCGGCCACCGCTCTCTCACCAGTCCGGCAACCGCCGATAAATTGCCCTCATCCAGCGCAGCCAGCACCAAGCCCTCATGCAATTGACTGACGGTTAAGGCCGTTGCATAGCCCTCAGCAATAATGATCGTGTCCGGCGTTCCGGTGATGGGCGATAAGGGGATAAAACTCCCCTTTTTCTTCGAGCCGGGCACAAAGCGCTTTTCACCACTCGGCTTAATGACCTGAGCACCGGTGATTGTGCTGTCCAGTGCCTGAATGACCAGCACTAAAGAGCCATCTTTCAATAATCGCTGATCGGGGCATGGCAGCCCCTTTTTGGTCAGATAGTCGGATTGTCCGATAGTAGCCTGAGCCACCAGCTTGTTCACTTTCTCGGCTATCGGAGGAGCCTCCGATTTTGGAGCCTCCTTTCTGGCGGGCTTGGGTTCTGGTAAGGGAAGCAATAAAGCATCAGAAACCATCTTTGTTGCCTCAGTGATCGTTATCCCTTTGCTTCTTACCAGTAAATCAAAGCCATCGCCGTGATTCGGGTTATCACACTGGCGGCAATGCCAGTCACCGTTACCGTGGTCATCCATGAAGTGAAAGCGATCAGTACCGCCACAGATGGGGCAAGCGCCATGCTTACCCTTTGCCGGAACATCCACCCCACAGGCAGACAACAAACCTTGCCATTGCCCTTGCGCCGCTGCTTTCACCGACCGAATATCAATATGGCTTACCATTTTGGGAATCCCTCGCGGTGATGGATTTCAAACTGGGCGTTTTGTTCCGTGTCGTTCAGCGCTTCGGCAATTCGGGGTAGGTACATCAGGGCTTCACCGATACGGCGTAAATCCTCCCTTGCCTGACGATTGTCATAGTTTTCGTTATCGGCTGACCAGAAAGCCATTTCCCCCATTGCAGACATTGCCGCCATCACGCTACTCAATGCCCCTTCGGAGTTTTTGCGCAGATCTTTGAGTTCTTCGGTGCTCAGATCATTAAAGCTGGTGCGTACCAAGTGGTTATAGATATCAGACATGATCAGGCTCTCCCTGCGTAGGTGTATTCTTTAGTGAATCGGCTTAATGGCATGATGCACGGGGTGTGATAACCATCACGGACAAAGGTCACACGGTTAAAGGCCACTAATAGCACCTGTACGGCTTCCCCGTTCTTGTGGGTGTAATAGTCATGAGGTTCGGGGTTACGCATGGTTCACTCCCTGAACGGTAGACATATCGCTACAGTTGAAAGGGGTATCGATACCGATATCCCATGCTTGACGGGAAACGAATATCAGGGAAGAGATGCCAGCCAGTAGACGGGCTTCTCCTTCACTGTCCGCTAGTACAGTAATCAGGCGCACAGGGTGAATATCCACCAGCCGTTGAGTGCCAGATGCAATTAGGAATGTAAATTTAAGGCGAGTTTGGTTATGCTGTGGTGTATCCATAGCGTAAGACTCCTTTACGTTTTTGGTTAGCCCTCGTCTGGTACTGTGAATACCATTCGGGGGCGTTCTTTTTTCTACTGTCACAAACTTAAGGTGTGCACCACTATAGCCATGAAATGCGGTATGCGTCAACACTATTATTTTACTTTTTTTAATGTATACTGTGTACCACCATTTAATAGTGAGGTCACATATGGCAACAGCAGACGTAAACAATAAATCACAAAAATTGGTAGCACGTGTTCCACACGAAGTTGTTGAGTTAATGGAAATGACAAGAGAAGCAGGTGAAAGTACAGGTAAATATATTGTTGCCGCTATCAAAACAGAGGCCAAACGCCGCCAACGCAAAGCCAAAGCATCATCTGAGCAATAATTAACCAAACCTCTTAAAGAGGGTAGCCTAACTGCCTCTCTTAAAAGGGTGTAGATAACTAATTGATTTATCTCATGATGGAAAGAGCCATCATCCCAAAGGGTAGCATTCGCCGTGCTATCCTTTTCTTTTTGTGACTGACTAAATGACAGTCGCAAAGTTTGTGCTCCACTAAGTGAGGTGCTCAAATTACAAGCAGACTGCATATTTGCAGCTTGATTAAATATCAATGAGTTACTGAGTTGTCCGAAAATATTCGCATACCCATCAGCGAAATATTTCTTCGATTGGAACTGAGCGCAAAGTTTCGCTGAGTGACCAGCCAAAGTGAGGACTACGGTATTCTTCGAGGTCACTGAGTTAATGACCTCGGCAATAGGACTCCTTAACCTCAAGGAGTCACCAGACATAACGATCATCATTCTGCCTCTTCCAAAAGGTCAGGCTGGTATGTTCTCCAAAGCTCCCTTCCTTCTTTGTTTAAGCTGGCTAGCTCTCCCTTGCATGATTGAAGATCGCGCCCACGCTGAGACGCAATTGCTTTGTATTCGTTCTGTCGTCGTGTGAAGTCGTTCAGCGCAGCAAATGGCACACCGTAGGAACCTGTTTTGCGAATGGACGGAATCACATCACGAAATACCCAATTAGCGAACCGATAGGCGAATGTTCCTTGCTTGGTGGCCTTGCGGCTACGGGTGATTAGCTTATAAAACCCAGATTCAGAAATAACACCTCTATTAGGGTTTCCCTGAATACCGTAGGTTAAAGCTACGGTATCTTTTTCATCCAAATCGAGAGCTTTTAAAGCATCACGCGAGTTAACTATTCCCAGTGCGTCACAAACATCTTTTGCAATAAACCACGGTTCATTATTAATTTTAATTATCTGTACCTGTATGCCTTCAAATTTAATAAATGAGATATCCGCTGGATCAACTTTTAAAATATCCTTTTTTTTGTTTTCAGCGTGAGCGAGTCCCTGACCATTTAAGGCCACATTTTTAGATGTCATCGTTTTACCCTGTCTTAATTAATTTGATTTTCGGCTATAGGGGTTATTTACGTTCTCTACTGTTGGCGGGTTACGTACCCACCACAAAACATCACTTAATAACCATGCGCAGGAATTACGCCCAAAATGACAGCGAGGCGGAAATAAACCTAATCCCTCTAATTTATGGCAATAGCTACGAGAAATACCGGATATTCTTTCTCGTTCCCTTTCTCTTATTCGCCTTTCACTTTCGCCGTAAGCGGAAAGAATATATTTCCGCTGTTCGTCGGTGGGTAATATAAATTTTGTCATTACATCACCTCGCGTTCTTTTTACTATCCACCCAATTTCTTATTTCTTGTGCGTCGAAAACAGTAATTCGCGGGGTTAGTTTTATTGGCTTAGGAAAATCGGGATCTTTAGCTCTTCTCCAAACAGTAGCTTCGCTAACTGATAAAAATTGAGCAACATTTTTAATACGGACATTACCACTCTCAGGAAAGCTATTTGTTTGTTTTATCATGCTATTGCCTGTCTATGAATGAAAGTACATGCTCTTATAGTATGGGTAAATAACCAGCGTTTCCAGCGAGTCTGGAATCTTTTGAAAGATATGTATGTTCCAGTGATTTATTTAAATTCCAGTGAAAGATTTAATTTGTTGTGTTCTCCGTACAAATCAAATAATTAGGTTTATCTATTCAAGATATAAGTGATTGTTAATGATGGGTTATGACCATGCGTGAACACCCATGAACATCGATGAGCAACGATGGGTAATATATATCAATATTTGTCACGAGGAGGTCAGAGTGATGTCAGTACATGCCAAGTAACATCCATATGCTTCTAGGCACTTATAAGTCTCTAATCACAGGTTTTTTTAACAAAATGAGATTGCATGAATCTATGTGAAACGTCATGAAACGGAATGAAATAGAGTAAAATGGTGAGATAAAGAAGCCGCTAGCATTGCGGCTAAAAAGTCTATTTTATATAGTTAATCAAATAGTCAATGCAGTTATTAGAGTCGCCTATTTTTTTATAAATGGTTGATCTTGATAATCCATTTAAGGGAATTCCTTTTTCGTCTGCTAGTTTGCATAGGTCATTATGTATTGTTGAGATTTGAGGCTTTTCTACAGTTCCATATGAGTGACCTACCTTTTTAGCAAGGAGTTTCACTAGTAACCCAAGTAGTACCTCGGTGTTTGCTTTTTCGTCTTCTTTGCGGTGCATTCCTCTCTGATTTTTACTTAGTTCTACCCCCTTGGCTAATAACTCCTCTCCTCCCAATTTTGACAATATTTCTTTTCCGTTATTTTTGTTAGCAATTGTGGCAACTGCTTTTAAACACCGATCTTTAATTGGTTGAGGAGTTAATTCTTCATCAACTAAGAGATAGGCTAAAGCAAACATATGATCTGCGTTATGTAACTGAGAATTTCCTCCACCAAATAATCCAGATGTTTTTATTATTTTTCCAATGTAAGGGTGATAAATATCATAAGCCAATTTCTTATCTGAGGGGATTTCTTCTGTTCTTAAGTCTGGATTTAGTCCACATAATAATAAAGATAATTGCTTTGTATTTAAGGCTGGAGTTTTTGCCTCTCGTTCAAATATTCCTAATTTAATAAAGCTGACCACGTTATTTCCTCGTTACATTTTTATTTATTGGAGTCACGTTGTAATTGTTTCCATTTTCTAATGACACTAACAAATTACACCATTGAGATAATGCCACTTTACGTTCATCAAAATAATCATGTCGGTTATAGATACCTTCGACACCCTTTATGCGATGATTCAAACAGCGTTCAGCCACAAACGGATCAACACCTAACGCGGCTAAGTGGGTTCTGGCGGTTCGTCTAAAGTCGTGGATAGTGAAGTTAGGTATGTTAACAGGTAATGCGCGTCTGACTTTGGCAAGTGCAACGGGTAGGGTAGTTTCCTGAATATGAGGGATCATGCGATGTTGCATTTTTCTTGCTGGCAATACGTATTGACTACCACAGGCCATTGGCTTTAATTCCATGAACCAATCGATAACTTGCGGACATAGAGGAATATCTACTGCATCACCATTCTTACTTCGTTCTGCTGGGAAATGCCAAACTCCATTAGCAAAATCAAACTCCTCCCAACGAGCGGCGCATAACTCCATTTTGCGTAAGCATAGAGCTAGTAATATCTTAAAGCTGATTTCATTCTGACGGCTGATTGTGGACGTTCTGAATGCCCTCAGCACAATGATTAGTTCTTCTCTGGTTAGCCATCTATCGCGTGATACCTCTTTCCCACCAGCATCAGCAACCTCGAATGCTGAACAGGGATTTACATCAATGATTTGACGCCTGATACCGTAATCAAATATACGTCTGACCCATCGTAGAACATCTGTCGCTATAGTTGGTGCACCTCTGTCAACAATGCTCTTTAGCATTTCATCAATATGACGGGGTTTAACATCTTCAATATTCATATCACCAATGCGCGGGTTAATATCCTTATCGATACGTCTACGCAATATGTCGGGATGTTTCCAACGAGGAAGTATCTGTCGTTCGAAGTATTCGGCTGCTAAATCTGAAACTTTGATAGCATTTTTTTCAGCCTCAATTTTTGCCAGTGCCTCAGCTTTACGCTCTTGTTTCTCCATAGCAACGTCGTAGCCCAGTGATACGCGGGCTGATAGCTCTCTGGTGAGTTCTCGTGCTTTAGCTAGTGATAGATCAATGTATGAACCTATCAGGACGGCACGACGCTTTCCGGCAAATTTATATCTAAATCGCCAAACAGGATGCTGATAATTTTCTCTATAGCATAAATATAAGCCGTTACCGTCGGCTCTACCTTCGAATCTCTCTCCTGATTTTATCCATGCTCTGATCTGCTTGTCTGTGAGCTTTGGCAT